AGTATCAAACCCAAACGCAACTAATACTTGTGGTTGTGGTAGTAGTTTTACTGTCTAAGGAATATTATGAAAAAGTTAATTTTAATTGCAGTATTATTTGCAAGTGGCTGTTCTTTACTGCCAAGAGACCACGATCCAGTTATGTTTGGGAATTTGGTTGATGTTAAGATTTCAGTGGATAAACTATCCTGCGATGACAAGAATTGGAATGCAGCACTTGACAAAGTCCACACTCTTAAGGTATACTCAGAATTGAGAAACGATCCTCAAGCTACATCAATTTCTCAGCTAGAGGAAGCATTGGGTAAAGCGAGAGATTCCAGCAATAAGTTATTCTGCGAGTCTGTCTTGAAGATAAACAAAACTCGCATCGATGTCGTAGCTGATGCATGGAAGGGAAGATAATGTTAGAAAGTTTAAGAGAAACCGCAGGAATGGGTGGACCAGCTTCTGGATTGGCAAATGAATTATTAGTTCTCGCCGATCAGTTTAGTTCTGGTCAATTGAATAAAGACGAGTATCAATTTCTCGTTCAACAAGTAGCTGAAGTGAAAGCAGCTCAAGAGTTGGCTAACGATGAAGTTGCTATGCGCTATATCGTTGAAGCAGCAAATATTTTAATTTCGGCAACTATGTAAATAAGGATTTTTCGTTATGGGTATACTTGAATTGACAGTAGGTGCCATTGTGGCAGGGTTTTTCACTGTGTTTGGTTGGAACGCAGGCAATATTGTCTGGGACAAATATGTTGAACCACCAGCAGTCGAACAACCAGTAGTAACTAAAGATAAAAAATGAATGAATTAAAAAACAAATCATGGTTAGATAATTATGAGCGTACATTAGATAATATACAGAGAATTTTGTGGATTATCTTGTTGTTGTTATGGATTAACTCTTTCCTATAAAATGAAACCCACCATTGCTTTATTTGTTGCTGATCCTAAATGTTCAGTACAGTCAAGCAATGGTATCATAAGTGCTCTCTCCCCACACTATAAGTTTAAACTATTTTCCAAAAATGAAATGGAAGATGGTTTCTTCAACACAGTTGACGCAGTTGCGTTTCCTGGTGGATTTGGTGACTCTGACTCTTTTGATACCTTGCTTAAATCTAATGTTGATTCAGTAAGAAATTTTGTAAGCAGAGGTGGGAAGTATATTGGTATATGTATGGGTGCGTATTGGGCAGGTAAACACTATCTGAATATTCTCGATGGTGTTGAAGTTGTTCAGTACATTAAACAACCAAATACCTGCACTCGCAGACCTCATGCTAAAAATATACCAATAGACTGGTTGGGTGTAGAAGACAAAATGTTTTTCTATGATGGACCAACATTTAAAGGTAATGGTCGCTACGATACAGTGGCTAAGTATTCAACTGATTACCCAATGGCTATCGTTCAAGATAACATAGGGTTGATTGGTTGCCACCCAGAGAGCGAACAGTTTTGGTATGATAGTTACTCTTGGATGAAAGGTAAGTATCATAACGGAAGGCATCACAAGTTGTTGTTAAATTTTGTAAATCAATTAATGGAGAATCATGAATAAACCTGACAAGAATTTTGTATTGAGTAAAAGCGCCAAGCGTATGGCAGCTTCTTTTGTAAACCCACATGAGCGTGGAGCGTTCATTCGTCTGATGATTGACGCTGAGTTGGAAGCCAAAAAAGCTCCACCACCAAAAGAAAAAGGTCGTCGAAACGATACCCCTACAGAGTAAAGGGTTATTACTCCTCCTGCAAGCCCCACCCAGCGTGGGGCATTTTTTTGCTTGACAATAATTCAGAAATTAGGTATAATTATTCTATTGACTTGAAAAAGTAAGGATTTTTATGCAAATGATTCATGCGTCGTTGGGTAAATCTAAAAAGCGTAAACCTGATGCGAAAGCACGCAAGTTGCGCGAAGATTGGGAAAACCTTTTAAAGAAGTATGCCACGAAGACTTCGACTGCGCCCACGCACAAGAAACTCAGTGAGTCAGACTTCCTTGGTAAACCTGCTTGTCGTGAGACACCTAAGATACCAAGTCTTCCATTTACTGGTGGTCCATGTTTCAAGAAAGCCAATCCAGTTTATACTGGCGACAAAATCAAAGGTATCGGTACTATGCATAAAAGTAATGCCGTGCCTGTTTTTAGTGATGAGGAAGCTGTTGCGATTGCATCAATGCGGAGGTAGTATGAAGATTGTTTTGAAATTGAAGAAGGTTCGTGATCCGATAGCAAGGGATTTGCGTACACCAAAATATAGAATGAAAGTTGTGTTGAGTAAGAAAGCGTATAAACGAATTAAGAAAGTGATGAGCCATGAATTTGAATAATTTTTTCAACGACCTTGCTTCAAACAACTCTCGTAATTATAAACTTGATTTGTTGAAGACAAATGTCAATAACGAAACTCTTCGTAATGTTATTAGTTTGGCTCTTGATCCTTTCACGAACTTTTACATTCGCAAGATCCCAGCTTACACACCAAACACAACAAGCGTAAATCTTAATCTGAAAGATGCATTCCCATGGTTGTATAAATTGTGTAATCGTTTGGTCACTGGCAATGCTGCGATTGATCATCTTACTGAATTGCTTGAGAAAGTATCTGCCGATGACGCAAAGGTTATTGAGCGTATCATCTCTAAAGATTTGAAGTGTGGTGTTTCTATTTCAACAGCCAATGCAGTTTGGCCAGGACTTATTCGTGAGTATCCTGTTATGCTTTGCTCAGGTTACGAACAGAAGTTGGTTGATAAAATTAAATTCCCTGCCTATGCGCAGTTGAAGATGGATGGTATGCGTTTCAATGCTATCGTCAAAGATGGTGCTGTTGAGTATCGTAGTCGTAATGGTAAAGAATTAAACTTGTTGGGTAATTTAGATTATCAATTCCTTAAAATGGCTGATGGTGGCGATTATGTTTTTGATGGTGAACTCATGGTTATGTTTGATGGCGATAGTCAGTTTGCTGATCGCCAGACTGGCAATGGAATCCTCAACAAAGCAAACAAGGGCACAATTTCAGCAACCGAAGCAGGGCTAATTCATGCAACAGTATGGGATATGCTACCTTATGTGTTTTTTACTGACTGTTACAGTGATGTGCCATACGCAACTCGGTTCGCCAAGTTGAAAATTATGGTAGATAAAATTAAATCGAAAAACAAGCGAGTCTGGTTGGTTACAAGTAATATTGTAAACACACTGGAGGAAGCTACAGAAATTTTCGAGGGATATCTTTCCGAAGGTTTGGAAGGTATCATCTTGAAAGATGGCTCAGGTGTTTGGGAAGATAAACGAGCAAAGCACCAAATTAAGTTCAAAGGCGAACTCGAATGTGATCTAAAGATCGTTGGTACTGAGCCACACAAAAAGAAACCTGATTGGCTGGGTGCAATAATCTGCGAGTCTGCCGATGGTATTGTCAAAGTTAATGTAGGAAGTGGATTCAATGACACGCATCGTAAGACATATAAAGAGAAAGATCTTCTTGGTAAGATTGTCGCAATCAAATATAATGCTCGAATTAAAAATAAAGCTGGTGAAGAAAGTTTGTTCCTCCCTGTATTTGTCGAACTACGGGAAGACAAAGATATCGCGGATGATTCTAAGGAAATAAAATGAGTTTAGATGTATATTTGATGGTTGTTCAACCATCCTCAGTGTATAGTGCTAACATTACACACAACTTAGGTGCTATGGCTAGGGAAGTTGTTCTGAGTAATGGTAAAACATTATATCAGGCTCTTTGGCGTCCAGACGAACATGGCTGGAAAACTGCCGAAGACATTGTTGATATGCTTGATGAGGGATTCAATATTCTATTGTCAGATCCAGAGAAATTCAAAAAGTTTAATCCAGAAAATGGATGGGGAACTTACGAAGGATTGGTTGATTTTGTTTACAAGTATCGCAATGCTTGCTGGGATACACCAGATGCAGAACTTTCTGTCTCTCGATAATTGCAATACTTACTTGACGAAAATTCAAGTTTCGGGTATAATAGTTTTATAGATTATGAAATGGAGAATGCTATGCCTAATTGGTGTGATAACAGTGTAACAATTACAGCTTCTAAAGAAAAGATCGATGCGATCGAAGCTGGTTTGAAGTTGAGCGAACAGGTTCTGTTTGAATCGATTCGTCCAAGACCAGAAACTGAAGAAGAAAACTGGTATGAGTGGAATGTAAACAACTGGGGTACAAAATGGGAAGCATCGGTTCATGACTTTAATCGTGAATCTGATAATACTATTTGGGTATCGTTTGATTCAGCATGGTCTCCACCGATAGAACTATACGAGTGGATGTCTGAGAATGAGTATGAAGTTCTTGCGTATTACCACGAGGGTGGTATGGGTTTTATTGGCAAGTATGAAGATGGTTACGATGAGTGTTATGAATATAGTTTCTCAGATCGTGAGTCAATTGAAAACTTACCAGAGGATCTAATTGATTATGCTGATTTGTTGAATCAGTATGACGACTGGGCTGCTGAAAACGAAACTCAAGATGGAGAAGAATATTAATGTCAGTACTTGCTAGTATTATCAAACAGAAAATCTTTTTTGATGCAGATAACGAAAAACACATTAAGTTATACAAATCTTTTCTGAAGGATCATCGTTGGGGTAAAGAAGCATGTCCTTTCATCCTTGAGTTTCCTTATCTGACAATCCCCGATATGATTAAAGATAAGATGATTCACAAGTTGTTGGGTGTTAAACAAGAAGGTTATAAGGTGAATTTAGAATGAAAGTTGTAATAAATCGTTGCTATGGTGGGTTTGGTATTTCAGCAAAAGCTGAAGCTCTCTATAAAGAGCGTGCTGGTATTACTGATCCAGATTGGTTCTACTGGACCATCGAACGCAATGATCCCATTCTCATTCAAGTGATTGAAGAGTTGGGCGAAGGTGCAGAGGGTGGTTATTCTGAATTGAAAATTGTTGACATTCCTGATGGTGTTGAGTGGGAAATTGAAGAGTATGATGGTATGGAATGGGTAGCCGAAAAACATAGGACATGGTCATGAGAAAAGAACTAGACGAAACACTCTGTGCAAAGTATCCGTTGATCTTTAAAGATCGTCATGAGAACATGCAGAACACAGCAATGTGCTGGGGGTTTGAATGTGGTAGTGGTTGGTATAATATCATTGACGCTCTCTGTGGTTTGTTGACAGGTAAGTATCGCCAAGCCAAAGATCGTTACGAATATCTTGCGCAAGTTGGTGTTGGTGGTATTCTTTATGGAACAAAAACAGTTACGCAAGAAGATATCGATACCGCAAAATCAAAACTTGATGATGAGACTGCCAAGGTTCCAGTTGCAGTTCAGGTAAAGGAAAAGTTTGGTGGGTTGCGTTTCTATGTACAAGCAGCAACGGATGAACATTACAATTACATTAGTTTTGCTGAGTCGATGAGTTATCGTACTTGTGAAGAATGTGGTGCTCCAGGTAAACGATATACTGATGGTTGGCACACAACACTGTGTGATATTCATGCAGCAATGAATGGTCGTGAAGAATATGAGGAGAATGAAGATGCTTTGGAGTAAAAATGATTTGCCTAAAATCTTCAGTCGTATTGATGATTTGATCAATGGTTCAGGGTTTAAATCCTACAAAGAACCAGCGCCTGCGTATGCTCTTGGTCAAAGATGGACAGACGAAAATCGTATTTCTCATGGATACCAACTCATTGAAGGTGAGTGGTGTGAACTAACCCCTGTCGCAGACTACTGGTCTGTTGTAAAAAAAGATATTGAAAAGATGATGGACGAAAAGTCCAAACTGAGCAAAGAACTTAGACTGGCCAAGCGTAGAATCTACGAAATGGAATATGGTCTAAGGGTTGCAGAGAAAGCATTAATCAACTCTCAAAAACTTTTACAGGAAAACATTGACAATGTCGATTGATTATAGAAAGGTACCAGCTTTGTTAAGATCACCAATTAAAACAGAAGATAGTATCCACATCATTAGAACAAGAGAGTTCATTGAAGGATATGTGTTAAAATCTAAGTGGGAAAACTTTGGACCAAATTCTCCAATGCTTGTATCTGATGTTCAGACCGAGCAGGGTGAGGACACATATATTAAAGTAAAGGTGGTGAAGTGTGATTAAAAACATCAAAGTCAATGAGAATTATACACTGTCATTGAACCACAAATACGATAAGAAAATGGATCTTCACCATATCAATATCAAACGATTGTCTGATGATGAACATCCAATCAATGATGTAGATTTCTTTTTAGAAACAGCACAGTTCGTGCAATTTTGTGAATTTTTCAAACAAGTAGGATAATTATGGCAACGAAAAAAGTGAAAATAAATGAGAATTTCTCTCTTCGATATAATAGTCGTGAGGAAGACTCTGGTGATACAGTAATGGATTTGGATATCAATTTCGATAACCCAAGCGAGGAAGTTTTAGTTTCAAGACTTAACACATGGCTAGTAGCAATTGGTCGTGATAATTTATCAGTAAAAGGAAATGTATAATGCCTACAGTAACAAGTGATAGTCCTATCTGTGCAATTTCATTAGCGAATGCTTCTTCTCCCGATGGTGCAGCAGAGTTGGTTAAAGACCCAGAGTTTGCTCAATATCTTCGTGAATATTTGACTGAAGCAAAGATTGCCGTAACATTTACAAAGAAAGATGGAACTTCTCGTCGTCTATTGTGTACAAAGATTAGCGATGTTATTCCTACTGACAAGCACCCAAAGGGTGCTGGTAAAACACCAACTGGCGATGCCGTTGCTGCTTTTGATTTAGAGAAGCAAGAGTGGCGTTCTTTTAACACCTCTAACATTACTCGTATTGAATGGAAAGTCTAACATGACGCAAAGTATTTCTAGCCCAACCGATCGTGCCAAAATCAAAAAGATGCTTGGTGAAATCTCAGGTTCAATGACACGCATGGAAGCAGAGCGTGATTTAATTCGCGAGACAATCAAGACTATGTCTGATGAGTTCCAACTGCCAAAGAAAACTCTAAGTCGTATGGCTAAAGTATATCATAAGCAAAACTACACACAAGAAGTAGCGGAGCATGAAGAGTTTGAAGATTTGTATCAACTGATTGTTCAGGAGAAAGCATAATGACTCAGGCATTAATTTTATTTGTTATTGTTGTTTTGGTCTTTTCGATTGGACCTTGCGCAACTATATGGTCATTGAACACTCTGTTCCCTTCTTTGGCAATTCCCTTGAACTTTGATACATGGTGTGCTGCTCTCATCTTGGGTAGTGTTGTATCTGGTGGATTCGTTAGTGCATCGTTTAAAAAATAATGAACGAAATTCTCATCATTGATGATGTTATTCCTAAAGATGTTCAAGATGATTTAGAATCTTCTGTTATGGATTTGAATTTTCCATGGTATTACTATAAAAGTTCAAATTTTGAATATCCTCAAGAACTTTCTGGGTATCCTAAGAATGTTGTTGACACATCAATGATGGGACATCAGTTATATAATTTTAATAACAAATCTTCACCAGCATTTGATAGGTTCTTTCCTTTGTTGTTTTCTCTAGATTGTCAAGAATTAGTTAGAATGAAATTAAATCTAACATTCTCAACAACAGATAATAAAACAGTTCATGGTGTTCCACATATTGACACTGCTCTGCCAGTTGATAATATGAAAGTTGCCATATATTATATTAATGACTCTGATGGTGATACAATTATTTTTAATGAAGATTATCAATCTAAAACATTCACAGTCAAAGAGAGAATCACGCCAAGAAAGGGTAGAATGGTTGTATTCCCTGGAACTTTCTTGCATGCGCCATCCAGCCCCAGCCAAGGTAGCGATAGGTTCGTTTGCAACATAAATTATATCGCAAAAAGTGCTTGACATTAATTCATAAATCAGGTATAATTATTACTTAACTGAGGAGAATATGTCCTATGGCTACAACAGCTAAACGAAACGAAATTATTGCAAAAGCAGAACGCATGGCGAAAGGTTCAGAGCAACAACTCCGACCTGAATCATACAAACGAGATCTAATCATGGCATTGAATTACTACAACTCAAGTCATGATGACAAAGATAAAAAGAAATGGTTACTGAGTCATATCGCTAAGACCGATAAGAAACTGGCAGTTCAGTTGAACAAACTTGATGAGAAACTTTTCCGTCATGCTGGTATTCTTGCTCGTCTAAAAGATGGTGGTTCATTATTGGAAGAGAAAGAGGAATTGTTCCTTACCAATGCGATCAAGCAACTAACTGCCACTGTTGCTCCAGCTGTCGTTGTTGTTTCTGATGAAGAAAAGGCGCAGAAAGCTGCCACCAATGTCATCTCTATTCAAGAACGAATGATGGAAAAAGCACACGAGATGGCTGGTGAATTTGAAGGTATGATCGACGACTTCATCCTTGAGGATAAGAAGTTCGATGCTGCCAAAGAATTGAAACACTATCAAATCAGTGGACCTGTTGCGAAACTTATCGCACCTCTGTTTGACAAAACTATTGCTGAGTTGGAAGAAGTGCTTGAAGGTAATGACGAACAACTCAATGAAGGTTATAGTCACCTGAAGAAAACAAAGATTAAAAATCTGTTGGCATTGTATAAGTCTATCGGTGAAGCATGCGGTCTACAGGTTCAGGTTGCCAAAGCAACTCGAGCACCTCGTCTCCGTAAAGAGAAACCAGCTGGTAAGTTGGTTGAGAAGATGAAATTCATGAAGGAATTCCCTGAGTTGGGTATTAAATCTGTGCTTGCCACGACTATCATCAACAGTCAAGAACTGTGGGTATACAATACAAAGTACAAGAAACTACAGGTGTATCGTGCCATGGATGATGCAGGTTTATCCGTCAAGGGTACTACTATCATTGGCTATGATCCATCAAACTCAGGTGGTAAAACCCTGCGTAAGCCAGAGTTGGTCAAAGACTACCAAGCAATGGGTAAGCGTCCATTGAACTCTGCGTATAAAACATTGACTACCAAAGAAGCTGCTGTGAATGGTCGTGTGAACGAAGAATGTATCCTACTGAAAGTATTTTAATATGATTTTAATTGACTATTCACAAGTATCTC